ACTCACAATCTGAAAAATTTAAATTTTTACAAATATTTTTCTGCTTCATATAATAATACAATAAAATTAATATATAAATATATAAAATTTCTATATGTTATATATTAATTAACGGAACTTGTTACTGATTCTGAAACTATTAATCTAAATAACGATTATTTAACTTTAATACATGGTGGAGTGAAAAAAAGAATAATAAGAGAGTTAAAAGATTTATATAAACATTACAATGTCATAGTATCTGATATAGATAAAGATTATAATAAAAACGACACCGTAACAGTATCAATATTTGAAGAATTAAATGGAAAACAACAATCGTATAAATTTATAATAAATATGAATTATCCATTTGTTGCTCCTTCAGTTTATTATAATAACAAAAAGTATTCTGAATTGTTAAGATGTAAAAGTATATATGAAAGTAATATGTTAACACTAGTAAAGAAGATTGGCTGTTTATGTTGTAGTTCATATACTTGTAGTAATAACTGGTCACCAGCAGTAACTATGAATCATATTATAAATGAAATTAAATATTTCAAAAAATGTAAAAGAGATATAATTTATAAAATAATAGCTGATAAAATTAAATGTAAATACTTAATAGATGATATTGATTTAGAAAGTTACCTTTTTTGAATTACGATAATGTTTAACATCAGGAACAAACGTTTTATAAAATTTTGACTTGGGATAAACAGTATTACACCCATTACATTTACATTCAGTTAAACTAACAATAAAAAATCTGCCTGCTGCGTTAGGAAGTTTTCCACTTTTTTTACAAGTTGGACAATTGTAATTAACTGGATTTAGTTCTCTTGCTATTATTTGACCCATAATATTATTATAAGTATAATATATTTTTTAAATCATTTTATTTTGTATAAAAAATGCGTATCGTTTAATGAAAATAAAAATATGTTACTTTTTATAAATAATTAAAAATATTACATAAAGAATAAATTTTATATGATAATATGATGTTTAGATATAATAATTTTAAAAGACTTCGCTTTTGTAAGGTTGGGTCAAGAAGTATTTTTAGTTATAAAGACCCTTTTTTATTAGAAAAACAATTAACAGATGATGAAAAATACATTAAAGATGTCGCACACAATTTTTCAAAAGATTATTTATTGCCTAATGTTGTATCATCATTCAGAAATGAAAAATTTGATAAAAATATAATGAAGGAAATGGGAAATATCGGTTTATTAGGTCCTACAATCAATGGTTACGGGTGTGCTGGAGTAAATTACGTTTCATATGGGTTAATTATGCGTGAAATAGAAAGGATTGATAGTGGTTATAGAAGTTGCGCTAGTGTTCAATCTTCTTTAGTTATGTTTCCTATATATAAATTTGGCTCACAAGAACAAAAAGATAAGTTCTTACCTGAACTAGCAAAAGGCAATCTTATTGGTTGTTTTGGATTAACTGAACCAGACCATGGAAGTGACCCATCTGGAATGAAAACAAAGGCTATTTTTAAAGATGGGAATTATATTTTAAATGGTAGTAAAAATTGGATTACAAATTCTCCAATCGCAGATGTATTTATTATTTGGGCAAAAGATGAAAATAATGAGGTAAGGGGGTTTATATTAGAAAAAGAGATGAAAGGATTATCATGTCCTAAAATTGAAGGTAAATTCTCATTACGAACTTCAAACACGGGCATGATTTTTATGGATAATGTTATAGTTCCAAAAGAAAATATGCTACCAAATATTAAAGGATTGAAGGGACCCTTTTCATGTCTTAATAATGCTAGATATGGTATATCTTGGGGTGTTCTTGGTGCTGCTGAGGATTGTTATTTAAGAGCAAGAGAATACTGTTTGGATAGAAAACAATTTAATAGACCACTTGCTGCGAATCAAATTGTTCAATTAAAACTTACAGAAATGTTATCAGAAATAACACTTGGTCTTCAAGCGTCTTTAAGAATTGGAAGATTGTTAGATGAAAATATATCCATTCCAGAGAATATTTCTATTATAAAGAGAAATAACTGTTTAAAATCATTACATATTGCTAGAAATGCTAGAGACATGTTAGGTGGAAATGGTATATCAGATGAGTACCATATAATAAGACATATGTTGAATCTTGAAGCCGTAAATACATATGAAGGGACACAAGACATTCATGCGCTAATTATTGGAAAAGGAATTACACAGATTTCGTCTTTCACAGCTTAAAGTATAAAAAAATGACACCAGTGTAGGTGAAATTCCTACTATTGATTTTACATTTTATATTTTTTAATCTCTTAGTAAATGTTCCGCCTTTTATCATTCAAAATGTTCATTTGCTATGCTATTATTTGATTCTTTTTGATTCTTATTTTTGAATTATTACATATACTATCTGTATAGTCTTGACAACAATTATTACAAAACAATCGCATTTTCATCAATGCGAACCATATTTTTTCACGTTTGTCACTGTCTATCGATAATGGTTCAAGTCTAATATGTGACAATCCACATTCATCCCATTCTTTAGAAAAATTCTTATTACAACTTTTACCAGAACATATAAATCTTGGTATGATATTATCCATATAATAAATAATATAAATATACATTTATATCATTTTTTGGAGCTTTACAAATTCATTACGAAATTTGATAAAAGATTTTAACGCACATATGTTAAATTATTTTACAAAAATTCACTAATGTATCGTACCACATAATTGTCTTGAAATACTCTTGTAATTGTGGGAGCTCTCTTTTGTATCTTCTTTTTTATATTTATTTTATTATAAAAGTCAATGACAAAGAGAAATTTTTCTAATGTTGTAATACATACATATGATTTCAGATAAGTTAGTTCAATTGGATAAATTCTTATCCAAACATAAACACTTTTTGAGTTTAACTCATACTTAGTTATTCGATAATTGCTATTTTTTTCCAAAGTTATATAACATGCGTAATTTCCATGAAACCGTTGATTGTTCCATAATGTAAAAGTATTTTCACCGTTACTGAAAACTAATTTACTACCATTTCGTTTGATAAGTTTGTAATTTTTACTTAAAGTTTTTATAATATTTTTAGGGCAACTATGATTATCGACTTTTAATAAATAGTTATTATTTACAATAAGATTTGTCATTATTGATTTGATTTGTATATATTTAATCACTTCAACACAGTAATAAAGTAATTCAATTTTATTAGAAATTAAAACTATAGTAATCAGTAGCAACGTTGCGTGTAGCATAAGAATACGCAGGATTTTGTGGTGTAGGTGTGGGAATAGTAACAGGTTGAAATCTGAGTTCTCCTGGTTTCAAAGAAAAAGCATAACCTGCTCTATCAAAAAACAAAGCATTTTCCTCTAGATAATTATCTACAAACTGATATCGCATTGCTACCATTTGACATCCAGAACCTCTACATAAATACCCACTTGGGTTTGAAGGATTTACACCTCCATCAGGCAATACAATAGTCATACCTCTTTTATTATATTCTGTTAATTCACTTAAATCTGGGTTGTTCTTGACATTGTAATAATCATAAGCTCTCATAAATACAGAATTGCTTGTTAAATTTACATATTCTAAAAAGTCTTGGTTTTCTAAAAAAGCATTATTTATTTTATCTACTATCAAAATGACCTTATTTTGGAAAGCCAATAAAGGCGTGCTTCCTAAATTCCTACCTGAATTCTCAAAACTATATTCTTTTCCAAGCATAATTGAGTCATACGATTTAAATATATTAGCCAAATTTGAATACATGGGTTGATTGTTGCTCTTTATTCTTAAATGTATAATTAGCGGGTCTGTAGGATTTGGGCAGGTACCTCCTGAAAACGCGTAGTTCTTTATTGTGCTCATAACGTCGCTAAAATTAACAGAATTAAATGTTTCTTTTACATAGTAATCTTCTATTGTACTAGTCGCTACAACAGGATTGTTGTCAATTGAATAAATTTCAAAATCTAAACAACGGACACCTTGTTTTAGTATTGCTTTCAAATTACAAACATCAACATAGTCGTTTTTGTAGCTTCCTCCTGAGCAAGCATTATATGCGGTTTTAATATAATAATCAAATAAATTGCCAGAACAGTCAGGGTCATTTGGTGTTAGTGACCTAATGTTTCCATCTACTGATGGATATAACGTATTTATATAATTACACTCAGAATTTTCCAATCTACTTAAATAAATCATATACCCTATCATAATTGCCAAAATAATAAAAATAAACGCTATAATTATGTAACTTTGATATTCTTCATTTAAATTCTTAATAGCATTAAAATCAAATGTGGATTCACCTGGCATACTTAATATATTATAGTATTTTTAATTTAAGCAAATGTAAAATTATATTATCTTCAAATTAATAATTAAAAAATTTCTATATTATATACTAAATATGGCAGGAGGATTAATGCAACTTGTTTCAGAAGGACAAGCAAATATTATATTAAATGGTAATCCGAGCAAGACTTTCTGGAAAGCAACATATTTAAAATATACTAATTATGGTAAGCAAAATTTTAGGTTAGATTATACAGGAACACCTACGCTTAATTTGACAACAGAATCTACTTTTAATTTTTCAGTAAAGCGATATGCGGACCTTTTAATGGATTGTTACATTTCAGTAACCCTACCAAATATTTGGTCCCCCATTTTTCCACCACAATCAATTGAAAATCCTGATGGTTCTATAACTTATACTCCATGGTCTCCATATGAATTTCAATGGATAGAAAATTTAGGTGCTCAAATTATAGACCGTATCACTATAACATGTGGCAATCAAAAATTACAAGAGTATTCAGGTCGTTATTTATTGGCATCTGTTCAAAGAGATTTTAGTTCTCAAAAACTCGCATTATTTAATGAAATGATAGGAAATGTTCCTGAACTTAATGACCCAGCGAATTATGGAACTCGCGTAAATACTTATCCAAATGCTTATTATACAACCAGTCCAGCTGGTGCTCAGCCATCAATTATGGGGCAAACATTATATATTCCTTTAGGCGCATGGTTTAATCTTAAGACACAACAAGCATTCCCATTGGTTTCACTACAATACAATGAACTTCAAATAAGTGTTACGTTTAGGCCTATAAACCAATGGTTTACAATTCGTGATGTTATGGATTATGCTAATAATTTTCCAGTTGTTGCGCCAAATTTTAACCAATATTATATGCAATTTTATAGATTTCTACAAACACCACCTGACGAGAAGCTTGGGGCAAATTCTTATGTTGATACTAGAACAATTTGGAATTCTGATATAAATTTAAATTGTACGTATTGTTTTCTCTCTAATGATGAATCCAAACTCTTTGCGAAGAACGAACAAAAATATTTATTTAAGCAAATATATGAAAGACCTTACTATAACATAACTGGTCAAAACAAGATTGATTTGGATTCGATTGGTATGATTGTCAGTTGGATGTTTTATTTACAAAGAAGTGATGTAAATTTAAGAAATCAATGGTCAAATTATACAAATTGGCCTTACAACTATATGCCGCAAGATGTTACACCAGCGCCAGCTAGCGGTGATTATCCTAATCCGTTTCCGTCTCCAATTCCACTTGGACCTGGAACAAACCCAAATGGCACACCGAGCAACCTATATGTTACTGGTGTGTATAATCCTCAAAATATTCAATATATTCTTGTCGCATTAGGAATACTTTTAGATGGACAATATAGAGAGAATATGTTGCCATCAGGAGTGTATAATTTTGTAGAAAAATATGTAAGAACTGCTGGCAATGCGCCTCAAGGGTTGTATTGTTACAATTTTTGTTTAGATACTTCACCATATACTTTACAGCCTTCAGGTGCTATGAATATGAGTCGTTTCACTAATGTTCAATTTGAATTTACGACTATTAGTCCTCCTTTAGACCCTTATGCGCAAGTTTTAACGATTTGCGACCCTACAACGGGTGAATTAGTTGGTATTAACAAACCAACGTGGCGTATATACAATTATAACTATAATTTATACCTTATGGAAGAGCGTATGAATATGGTAATATTTGTTGGAGGCAATGCTGGTCTATTATATGCTACGTAAATTTTTGTAGTATTATAAAATATGTATAAAAAAATATAAAATGTGTAATATATACTAATATATGTTACACCTTAATAGATATATATTTTATTCTGTTTGTGATAAAGATATTGATAAATATAATGACATAGTAGATACCATTAGAAGTGAATATATTAGCCTAGTAAACCAACTAAATTATGTTACGAAATGTTGTGAAGTTAGAAAAATAATACATGAACTAATTGGTGTAGTTGCCATATTTGATGGTTCAAATTCGGAAGTTATGTATATTCTAAAATCTATTTTACACATAGACAAGAAGCGTGATGATTTTTCTATGTATAAGTATTATATTGATATATTGTTACAGATTGATTATACCAAAATGTTTTGATTTATTTTTCTTTAAGTTACTTTTATAATATATATTTAAAGTAACTTAAAGAACGAAGGGGCGGGAAGGAATTATTTTTTCCCAAAAGTATTTTAGGTTTTGGATTTTGGACATTTATAAATGTCCATTTTTCAAAAGTGCTTACATTTTGGGGGTAAAAGGGAAGCCGCCACTGCAT